TTTTCTTTGATACTTTGGAATTTATTTTCTAGTGTCTTTGAATCTTCAGAAATTATTTGAAAAAATTCTTTTTTTGTGGTTTCGTCCAAAGATTCTATGTAATTACTAATTGTTTGATTAGCGACTGTGACCATCGAGCTGATTGGAATATTAACACTTTCTTTGATTGATTCTTTTTCAGAGGTTAAAATTTTTATAATGTTCTTTTTAGCCTCAACTCTCTCCAACAAATTGATATTTTTACTATAAACTAATATATCAATATCTTTGTATTTATTCTCAATTTTTTGAGACATAGATGTTGGTAACTTGATTGAGGGTAAAATATTATTTAATAAACTTACACCTTCTTCAATAAAAATTTTGGAATCCTGTTCACTTAATCCCTGTGGTGAACTCAGTTGGTCGTATATCGCATACGCTCTTGACATAGATTTATTACTCAAGACGTTGTGCTTGAATTCTCTAAGACTCTTTTTGAATTCTGACTCGTTCTTGTAAGATTCTAAAAGGTTGTTTTCTATCAGGGATTTAACTGTTCCAAAGGTCATTTTATTATTTTTTTTGCTATAAATATTAGGAATTTAATAACTTATCTAAATGTTTTGAAATTTCTCCCAAATAATCTTGTCCTTGACCCAAATTTATTATTTCCGACCCTTGAATTAGGTTTCTTTCAACTAAAATGTTAAGGTCTTTTTCTCTTGACTCAGGTGTTACTTCTCCTCCTGCTGGTGGAGCCTCAGCTGGTGCAGGTTCAGGTAATGGTGGTTCACCTCCGATGGATGGTGGAGGCCCTAGTTCTTCCATACCACCTGGACTAGTGTCCGCACCTGCAGTTGCTGTTGCAGTTGATCCTGTAGTCGTTCCATATAATTTATCTATGTTATCAAATAATCCTGTTTTAGTAATGACCGTTGGAGTTGCTTTCAATTCTTCTCCCACCGCTCTTTCAACTCTTTGTTGTTGTAAATCCAAACGAACTTCATCGTCTGACCATCCAAATATGTGTTTCTTAGCCCAAGTTGATGATGTTGCTTGTATACCGTTGCCAGGATCCGAAACCAAATCTTTATAAAGTAAAACTTTTTCCTTCCACACATCCACTTTCAGAAGATCCGCTTGTGTTGATGGATTACTTAATCCTAATGTGAAATTTGAAAGTTCATCTTCGAATCCTAACAAAAATAAATGGACAATCGCAATTTTGTTCATTTCGGCCAACATACTCTTTTGTATTCTGTTGATCGTTCTGGCAAATCGTATATCTTGTAACGCTAAGTTCTTACCGTCACCAACAACTTCTTCAAATCCTAAAAATGCTTTTGGAACACGAAGTGCTGTAAGAAGTTTTTTCTGTATATATTCAATATCAGCAATTTCTGACAAGTTTGTTGCACCTGCCAAAGTGTCAATAGGAGATGGTGCTGCAGGGTCTCTTACAGGAATAAAATAATCTTGATCAACCGCCATTTGATTAAATCTCATGTCTACGTTACCTGTTTTACTATCAACAATCTGTTCTCTTTTAAACTTATTGGCGACTCTCTGTACGTATGCTTCCACATCATCGTCGTTCATATTACCTACAAACACTTTGAATATTCTACGTTCTGGTGCTCTTGAAGTTCTATAAATTAACATAGCATCCTCACACAAAAGGAGTTGTTTCCAAATTCTTCTTGCTTTTTCTAACATAGAAGTTCCATAAGGAAGTTTTCTGTCGTCACCTAACAATCTGAAGTGAGCAATTTCCCAAGATTGGAATTCCATATTTTTGTTTTTCCAAGTAAAATGTAATGCTTTTTTGTCCTTATCAACTTCATTTTTAACATCAACTGAAATTTTTCCACTAGCACCAACTTCATGACGTTCAATTTCAATAGTCGGTAATTGTTGGCATCCTACTACACCTTTTTCAGGATCTAGTTTAAGATAGACAAAGTTATCACCATACTTACAAGTGTTTCTTGTCCACATAGGCAAGTTGGTATTGATGTCCAAAGCGTTGTTGAATAAATCTGCTAAGACCCCTTTGATTCGTTTGGATTCTGAATAAATTTGAACAATAAATCCGTCTTCATTTGTAGTAGTGGATTCTTCGGCGTATATGTCCAAGGCGGCAGATATTTCAGGAGTATACTCCATTGACTCATAATCATATTGAGCCGATAATCTAGTTGGCTCATAATAGATCGCTTGAGAATAAAGATTGTTTTCAACCTTCGCCCATTGATTTGCAATGTAGTAAGTTTGTTGTGCTTGAAGTTTCTCTACTTCATATTCTTCTCGATTTTTAGTTCTTAAAAGTTCTTTTTTATCGAACTTAAAAGTTGGATAATCTTGATTTAGAAGAGAATTCGGTCCAAAGGTTTGAGATAATCTTTGCCAAACTGTTATGTTTTGTTCTGCCATACGTAATTTTACTATTTACCCTGATAATATAAATAGTTATTAGGCCCCAAATAACCATCCATATTTCTGATAATCAGCCTTGGATGCTCCGTTATTATTTAATCGAGGATCTTTACCCATCTGTGGGACCATTGGATTGAAAAAATCTGAAGTATTCTTGTTTTCATTAACGACAGTTGCCCAAGAACTTAGCATCGCTTTGGTATGGTTGACAACTTTGGTCAAAGATTGAAATGACTTTTCTGCGATATATATTGCCATAGATAACCCCATTATACAATCATCGTGTTGCCCTTTCTGATGATCAGGTCTACCATTGATATACACAAAAGTATTCATCTCATTATATGTTCTATGGGAATATATTTTGAATCCGTGTCTAACTCCCTCTTCAAATGCCGCAATAATTTGTACTCTTTTTGTGTTGAAGTTGATACCAGGAATTTTTTCATTTATTTTCGGGTCCCACTTCCATTTGTTGGAAGTGTCAACTCCATCAACATATAATCCAGGTTGATATTGTAATTCTTGCATTTTTCTGGCAGTTGAAACTCCCATACCTCCAGTAATATCAATTACACAATAGGCATTGTACATTGTCCCCCATTTATATGCGATTTCTGCTAAAACATCAGGGGGGATTTTACCAACATATTCTAATACTTGTTCCCGTTCATCAAAATCGATGATTTGGATTGATGAAAAATCCTCGGAGTCACCACGAGAAACGTCAACTCCCATAACATACTTATGACCATTTACAGGTTCCTTAAAAATCCATAGGGCGTTACCCATAAGTTTGGCTTGTGGCGGTCTCAATTGGTTTTTGGAAATGTTCTGCATTAAGTCAGAATCAAATACGTTGTCACCAGATCCCAAGAAATTGCATTCCAATTCTTGAGCAACTTTCCTTCTGTCGTATTTAAGTTTTTTAACCATCCCTTCAAACCAAGAAGAACAAGGTTTGTATCCCCGTTCCATATAATCTTGGACTATTGAATGGTCTCTCTCATACGGATTATCAACTGACAACTCAACTATAGTATCCTGTGGATAATCTTCTCGATTAAGTAAAAAATGAACTAAATCTGAAGTTTTGACCATGTAAAGATCTTTTGTGTATCTTGGATCTCGAAACCAAAACATTTCAGAAATTTTAAAATCATTCATGTTACGTAATGCCTGATCATAAATTTCATAATAGATTGGGTCATATCCATTTGGAGTGGAAACAACAATCACTTTACCACCAGTAGATAGGGATGCCATACAGGCTGACCAGAAGTCTCCATCTGCTTCGATGAACGCGGCTTCGTCAAATATTAAAATAGTTGGGGTATATCCTCTAAGAGCATCTTTAGATGTTGCAACGGCCTTAACCTCACATCCGTTGTTTAATTTGAAATGTCTCTGTGAATTTTTTTCTACTGAAAATCCAATCCCAACCCAAGTTGGCCATTGTTCAATAAATCCTCTTATCTTGTTTGCCATTTCAACCGAAGTATCCAACTTGTTGGCAATGATGAGAACTTTTTCAGGTCTTTCTTTTCTTGCAAAAGCAAGTTTTTTTGAAGACCAAGCCGCTGTCACAGTGGACACACCAGCTTGTCTGTATTTCAAGGCTATATTTTCGTTGTATTTTTCGTAGTCCTCAAGTAGAGATACTTGATCAGGAAAAAGTTCTAAAGGAACATACTTTGAAACTGTGTTGTCGTATGTCTGTAAGTAAGTGCGAAGTGCATAAGGGGTATTCCTCATGCACTTCGTGTATTCTATAATTAGTTGTTCTTTATTCACACATTCGTCAACTATTTTGATTATGGTCTTGGGATACCTAAATCTCTGTAAAGCTGATCAAAATCATCATCCTCATCATCTTCGGATCCTTCTTCCCCTTTGAAATCATCATATTCACTCTTAGACTTTTGAGCTTCTTTCATAATTTCTTTGAACTTTGCTGTCGCCTTTTTTACTTTGGATTCATCTTCAGAAATAGCATTTCCTATAATTTGCAAAAACTCTTTCGCTGGTGTTTTGTAAAGGATTGAATAGAACCAAGGAACCAATCCTTTATTCTCATCATCATACATCTCATCAGGAAGTGCAAATCGTAATTTTTCAACAATTTCAGGACCAATTCTTAATTGCATCGGTTCATTGGACAATACATCGGTGACACCTCTTACCTGTTGGGACATTTCTCTATCCTCAGGTAAACCATGTCTAGCAATAGATTCTTCAATACCTTTGATGACTTCGTGACAGAGAATTGGAAATATCAAACCTTGTGCTACAATTTTTGTATCAGGTTCGTCACCTCCTTCGTCTTCACCATCTTCATCCTCATCTTTATTTACTATCTTAACTTTCCCAGCAACTCCACTTCCCGTACGTGACATCATTTCAATCATTTGTTCCATTGAAAAGTATAAAAAGTCATTGATTGCCATAACACCCAAATAAGCAGGGTATAGTTGTGGATCAATCTCGTCGAGTCTTGCCTTTATTTCAGGTTTTTGAAATATATAATGACCTTTTTTTGCGGCTCCTTGAACTATAGCGTTGATTATATTTCTTTTATGAATTTCAAGTTCTCTTCGTTCCTCATCCGTCAAATCCTCAACATCAAAAGATGGAATTTCCATTTCTTCTTCGTCATCACTTTTCTTTGGTTCTTTTGGAGTGAATTGGAAATCGGAAGTATTGATAGAAGATCTATTTAACATTGCATCGATTGTAAACCAATCTGCAGGAACTTGAGTTTCTTCTAATGACGCATCTTTTGCAAGTTGTTCCAATTCCTCTCTGTGTCTTCCTTCAATTCTTGTGATCATTGGAACTTTACTCATCATTTCCTGAAAGATCATACTCTGAACCGCCTGAGAACTAATATCTTCAATTCCAGTAACTTGTTTCAATTTGTCAGCAACTTTACCGAATCTTGAACTTACTAATCTTTGCACGTCAGCAACTCCTTTTTTCATTGCTGGGTTTTTAGCATACAAACTCTCAGGACTTCCAAGTTTTAATTCCAATCTTGGGTCCATTCTTTCGGGTCTATCCCCGTAGTTTATTTGTTCTTTAATCTTCGCCATTTTATTTATTCAGTAAATTTAAGATAACATCAATTACTTCTTGTTTTGCATCTTCAGGAGATATTCGACCAGCTTTAGGTGCGATTTCTTCTCCTGGTCTTGGATTTTTACCAGGGTGCGAGGGTCTTGTTGTTGGTTTTGTGCCAGGTTTAGTAATTGGTTTAGTTGGCGCTGTAGTTGGTTCAGAACCAGCTTTAGGTGCGATTTCTTCTCCTGGTCTTGGATTTTTACCAGGGTGTGAAGGTCTTGTTGTTGGTTTGGTGCCAGGTTTGGTTATAGGTTTTGTAGGAGCTTCTGTTGGGGCTTCAGACAAATATCTTAACAAGTCACCTTTAGTGATTCTTGGAGGTAAGTTCTTTTCCACTATTTTTAAAATTTGAGATTCGATGAACAAAGATACAGGATTTTTTCCTTCTTCCAATTGTTTTTTTACAGATTTTACACATCTTTCAAATTTTCTTGTTTTTTTAGGGCCAACCTGAGCGTGGCATATCGCCCATGGATTTGGTTGTCCTGGCTTAAGGTCTTCCTCACTCATTCCCATCATTTGTCTATTATCATCAGAATCATCATCCATTCCATCAGGAGCCATATCATTAGCCATGTGAGGTGCGTCTTGACCTGTTAAGTTTTGTAAAGC